AATGAATTATGGATAGTGGTTTTCGGACTGCTATCCTTTATTCTATTTATAGAATGGTCTCATGTGAGACATCATGAAAAGGCGGCACCTTATTGTGCAACCTTGCGAGTGCCGATGGAAGAAAGTAGGTTTCCAACCTAACTTAACAGGGGTTCGATTCCCCTCACTCGCTTTGGCTTCTGCCCTCTACGGAGGATACCATTAGCCGTCTAGACGGTGGGATAGACCACAAAAACATGCATTTAAATTCGTACGAACAAGTTAATATACACTTTTACATTTTAAATTAAAGAAAAATGGCACAACAAAGTACTGCGCATCAGGCGTCAGTAACTATGCCAGGTGCTTCTAATAGCACAGGCGATAGAAGAGCCCTTTATCTTAAATTGTTCTCAGGTGAGATGTTCAAAGGCTTTGAGTATAACTCAATAGCTAGAGATCTCGTTATGAAGAGAACACTTAAGAACGGGAAATCTTTACAATTTATATATACAGGACACACCAAAGCTGAATTCCATACTCCAGGTAATTCTATCTTGGGTAACAGTGATGGAGCACCTCCAGTTGCAGAAAAAACTATAACTGTTGATGACCTCCTTATCAGTTCGGCTTTTGTGTATGAGCTAGATGAAACACTTGCTCATTATGAGTTGAGAGGCGAGATCTCTAAGAAGATCGGTTACGCATTAGCTCAAAAATATGACAGACTAGTCTTCCGTGCTATTGCACGTGGTGCTAGAGCTGCATCACCTATCACTAAGTCTGGATTCGTAGAGCCAGGTGGTACTCAGATCCGTGTTGGTACTAACAACCAAGCATCTGATGCATACGTACCTGCTTCACTAATCTCAGCTTTCTATGACGCTGCCGCTGCTCTTGATGAGAAGGGTGTTAGCTCAGAAGGACGTGTAGGTGTACTAAACCCAAGACAGTACTATGAGCTAATCCAAGCTGTTGGTACTAATGGTCTTGTTAACAGAGACGTACAAGGTAAAGCTTTACAGACTGGTAATGGCATCATTGAAATTGCAGGCATCAAGATCTACAAGTCAATGAACATTCCATTCTTCAGTCAGTATGGTACTAAGTATGGTTCTGCATCTGCTACTAACCCTGGAGTAACATCTCCTGGTAACGTAGGTTCATTCGTTGGTGAAGCTGTTGAAGATGCTGCTAACGATGTAACAGGAATCAACAACGAGTATGGTGAAGAAACAGAATTCGCTAACTCTTGTGGTTTAATCTTCCAAAGAGAAGCTGCAGGTTGTGTTGAAGCAATCGGTCCTCAAGTACAGATTACCTCTGGTGACGTTTCCGTGATTTATCAGGGTGATGTTATTCTTGGTAGATTGGCTATGGGTGCTGACTATCTTAATCCAGCCGCTGCTGTTGAGCTTATTGCAGGTGCTGCAGTTGGTTCATCAGGTAACGCTGCATTCTAAATATATTACACATGGGAGGCTTCGGTCTCCCTTTTTTTTTTACAAAAAATTTTATGGCTACCTCAACAATTGATACCGATACCGAACTATCCGCTGTAAACTCAATCTTGGGTAGCATAGGTCAATCACCAATAACCACTCTGAACTATGAAAACCCTGAAATAGCATTTATATATAATATACTAACTGAAGTTAACAAGGACGTACAGAATGAAGGCTGGCATTTCAATACAGAACAACATATAGCTGTTGAACCTGATGCTAATGGATATATAACTATACCAAATAACGCATTAAGATATGATATCCATGATGGATTTAAAGATAGATCACAAGATGTTGTTATGCGTAATGGTAGATTATATGATTTAGTAGATCATACTGATGTATTTACCCAGACTCTGTACCTTGATCTAGTGACGCTGTATGCGTTTGAAGATCTTCCTAACCCATTCCAACGTTACATCACTTACAGGGCTGCTGTAAGGGCTGCTACACAGCTTGTATCAAACGTACAGCTCACACAGCTATTGAAAGAAGATGAAGCTAAGTCTAGAGCAGTTTGTCTGGAGTACGAATGTGACAAAGCTGACCCATCATTCTTTGGTAGTCCACATGAAAGCATTTATACATCTTATCAACCTTACAATGCACTACGTAGATAATGTCAAGTATTACACAAACAATACCCAGTTATACTGGAGGGATATCTCAACAGCCTGACGAACTTAAGTTACCAGGGCAGGTGTCTAAAGCTAAGAATGTATACCCTGACTTGGTAAGTGGTTTAACTAAACGTCCAGGTGGTAAATTGATAGCATCTCTTAGTGATAATAGTACAGCTACTTTAAATTCACATTTAAATGGAAGATGGTTTCACTATTATAGAGACGAAAATGAACAGTACATAGGTCAAGTTAATAGGGCAGGTGATATAAACATGTGGACTTGTACTGACATCTACGTAGGTGGGGTTAAACGACATAGTGCAGGAGACTCTATATCAGTTCAATATGATACACCTACAGCAACAGCTTTAACTAACTACCTAACACATACTGATGATGAAGATATACAGACATTAACACTTAACGATTATACTTATATTACTAATCGTACTAAGACTGTTGCAATGGATAGTACTATAGAACCTGCTAGATCAAATGAAGCATATATTGAATTAAAAAAAGTTGCTTATGCTAACCAGTATGCAGTTAACATATTCAATAATACTACTACTACCGAACAAAGAACTGCTACAAGAATTAATGTTCAATTAGTTAAATCTAGTAATAATTTTTGTAATGTTAATGGTGGTATGGAATCTAGAGGTGATAGGATAACACAAAATAACAGATGTTTAGCAGGGGCTGGAGATAGTAGAGATGCTTTTGCTCCTCAAGTTTGTACACGTATCTTTTCAATTAATGATGGGGTTAACGAAACAGACCCTGATATTTCTGGTTCAGGTTCGTATACCTATACTATTGCTAATAAAAATTCTAGTGGAAATAATGTACAAAGAGGGACAAATTTATACTTTAGAATTGCTACGATAGGTCAGTCTGTACCTTATTCAGAAACAGCTGATGATGGTGATGTCACTACCACATATCAAGCTAGATATACTACTACACATGATCTTCTCTATGGCGGAGAAGGTTGGCATGAAGGGGATTACTTTTATCTTTGGATGGGTGAAGGGTACTACAAAGTAACTATTGAAGAAGTCAGTCTTTCAAACATACAAGGTAATATCGGTATTATCCGTCCAACTCCCACATCTTTTGACACTAAGACAACAGTTACTGCTGAAAGTATTCTTGGTGCTATGGAAGAAGATATAAGAGCACTTAGTTTTTTCCAAAATTCAGAAGTACAAATAATAGGTAATGGAATTTATCTGGTAAATGGTAATTCATTTAACGTTACCTCTCCAACAGGTGAGTTATTGAATGTAGTTACTTCAGAAGTTAATAACATAGAAGACTTACCTACACAATGTAAACATGGTTATGTTGTTAAAATAATAAATAGTATTGCTAATGAAGATGATTACTATGTTAAATTCTTTGGTGAAAATAACAGGGATGGCCCTGGTGTATGGGAAGAATGTGCTCAACCTGGTAGGAAAACTACTCTAGATAAAAGTACCATGCCTATAGAAATGGTACGTAATTATGTCAATAATGCTGTACGATTTGATGTAAGACAAATAGACTGGGATGCAGCTACTGTAGGTAATACTACAACAGTACCTGAACCTTCTTTTGTAGGCCAAACAATAAATAAGATGGTATTCTTTAGGAATAGAATGGTAATGCTCAGTGATGAGAATGTTATCATGTCTCAACCTGGAGACTTCTATAATTTCTGGCCTCGTTCTGCTATTACATATTCAGCTACTGATGTTATTGATATATCTACTAGTTCTGAATACCCTGCTATAGTATATGATGCTATACAAGTTAACTCAGGTCTTGTTCTATTTACCAAGAATCAGCAGTTTATGTTGACTACAGACTCTGATGTCTTGAGTCCTCAAACTGTTAAGATTAATGCGTTATCTAATTATAATTTTAACTATAAAACCAATCCTATATCATTAGGTACTACAATAGCATTCTTAGATAACGCAGGTAAACATAGTCGTTTCTGGGAAGTAGCTAAAATATTACGTGAAGGTGAACCTGTTGTAGTTGACCAAAGTAAAGTCGTACAAAGATTATTTGATAAAGATTTAGAATTAGTATCTAACTCTAGAGAAAATGGTGTAGTATTCTTTAGTAAAAAAGGTACCAACACTTTATATGGTTATAAATACTTCAACAGTAGTGAACAACGTTTACAACAAGCGTGGTTTACTTGGGAGTTAATGGGTGAAATACGACATCATGCAGTATTAGATGATGCTTTATATGTTGTTGTAACAAACTATGATGATTCAAATCAACATTTTGAAGTACTACAAAAATTTTCTCTCAGAAAAGAATCTGATGAACATGAAATAACTGATAATAATAACACTACTACAGATACTACTGATGATAACATATACCGTGTACATTTAGATAATAGTACAGCAATTGCTTCATCAGATTTAACTTATGATGCTACTAATGATTGGACTAAATTTAATTTACCTACGGGTTTTAAGAATAGTTCAGGACAATTAGCTGTCTATGTTGTACCGAGTTCTACAGACTTAACCTTTCAAGGACGCTCAGAGAATGTATCTACATTTGTTGAGAGTGGGGTTACCAAGGTTAAACTACCTGGTAACTGGAAAACATATGATCCACAATATGTAGAAGACGGTAGCACTGGTGATGATGTAACACCTGCTAATAATATTATACTTGGTTATCAGTTTGATATGGAAGTTGAATTCCCTACCGTACATTATAGCCAACAACAAGGTGAATCTTATAGATCCTTATTAAATGGATCATTAGTTATACACCGATTTAAACTTAACTTTGGTGCAAATGGTTTGTATTCTACAACCTTAGATAGAGTCGGTAAGCCGTCTTATACTGAGACTTGGGAACCAACCATCTCTGACCAATACGGTGCTAACAGAGTACAGATTAATGAACAAGCTACTCAAACGATACCAGCATATGAGAAGAATAAGAACCTTACCTTAACCCTTAAATCGACACACCCCACACCTGCCACATTATATTCAATGACATGGGAGGGGGTATACACCAACCAAAATTATAAACGTGTCTAAATACATTCACCCTATTACAATGGAGGCTGCTTTAGAAGTGGCCTCTAATCTATTACCAGCTGACCGTAGAGAGGTCGAAGAAGGTCACGGTATAGATTCCACAGAAGCGTTAGTGGACGCTGTTCAGAAACCCTCCTGCGTATACTTCGTAGTGCCTAACGGCAAGACTGCTGGTATGGCTGGAGTAGATGAAGGAGGACAAATCTGGATGTTATGTACACCCGCTATTCATGACTATCCTCTAACCTTTGCTAGAGAAGCAAAACGTTATGTCGAAAGACAACCTAATAAGTTACTGTGGAACATTGTAGATAAACGTAACAAGGTCCATCTAAAGTTACTTAAATTCCTGGGGTTCAAATTTCTAAGGGAATTAAAACATGGACCTAACAACTTATCCTTTATAGAATTTTGCCGTGTGTTTAGGAGCCCAAGCGAGAGCCGCTAACGAGCGAGCTAAAAGAGATTACGAGCATAAGCTCGAGAAAAGAGAAAGAGCGTGGATGGAAACACTCAGCATGACAAATGTTGAGCATCTACAATATGAAATGGGTATTGATGCTAGTAACCTTGGATTAGCTAATACTTATTCTGATATACAAGAAAAAAAACATGCATTAATAGACAAATTTGTTACTGAAAGTCAAAATGACTGGAAACAATATTTGTCTGAAAACACTGGTGATAAACTAAAAACCAGTGGTAGACTAGGTAGATCAGCTGACCGTATTTCAGCAATTGATTTAGGTCAGTACCTTAAAAAAGGTTCTGATAAAGCTTATGCTTTAACTAAAGCTTCACGAAAACTAGATAGAGTAGGTGCAGAAGCTGCTGGTAGAGCAAAATCACAACAGATGCAAATGTTTACTAATGTAGCATTTGTCAAGAACCCTGATATGGTACCACCTAAACCCGTATATCAGAACGTAGGACAAGCAGCATTTATGGATGCATTAAGTATCGCAGGTAAAGTTGCAACAATTTATTCAGGTTTTAGCTAATGGTAAGAAATTTTTATCAACCCGATCCAGGTCCAGACTGGACAAAAAAGTTAAACGAGATTTATGCTAGGCAAACTAGACAAAGAAATGAACATCATGCTGATTTATTACAACAATCTGCTGAGCTAGAAAGAGCAGATCCAGGTGTTGCTAATTTAGCAATGTTTAAACAAATACTTGATACAACTGCAACAGGTGTACAAGTTTATAATAAATATAAAGCGAATCAACAAAAAAGAGAAGATGACAAAGCTGCAGAAACTTTAACTCAGTATCAAAGTTATTCAGGTCAAAAACAAAAAGCAATTGAATTATCATTTGATAAAGATTTAGATGATATTAAAAAAGGAGATAAAGAAGGAGAAGATAAACTTATAAAAGAAATTAGATCAAGGTGGGGTAAGGATATTACTGCAGAAGATATGCAAAAAATCATGGATGAATACTATGATTTAGAAGGACAAAAAATAGTAAAATATGAAAAATTAATTTTAGGTAATTTAATAAATAAATCTACTAAAGCTCAGTTTCAAAAAGACATGAAAGGGGCACCAAGAGAAGGTGGTGGTACTTGGTGGGATTATTTACAGACTAAAGCAGGACAACCTGAATTTAATAGTCAATATCAGCAATGGTTGCAGAAAAAAATAGGGAATGAAGCTGGTCTTGTTTCAGAAAAACTTGTCAGTAAATCAATAAAAGAATTAAATCGTAAAATTTCTGCAGCAAGTAAATCTCAAAAAAACGAAACAGAAGTAACTGTAAAACAAGCTAGGGATGCTCAAAAATATACGTATTTATCTACTAATAATACAATAAGTACTGGTACAGACAAAGCTCAACATCTTATAAAAATTATCTCGGAAAACCGTCATAAATATGTAGAACTAGCTGATGGTACTACTCCAATGCAGCAAGCTACACAAGAAGTTGTAAGTGAACTTGTATCGATGGGTGAGGATCAAAGATTAGATATGAATACTTGGAATGAAATTCGTAATGGTTTGATAGATCATCCAGCTGGTAAAAGTTTTAGTCAAGCTTTTGATAAAAATGGTGATTTTGATAGAGCTATAATTAATGGTATCGAAAGAGGCACAGAAATAACTTTAAAGGAACAAGAAGCTTTTGCAGATAGGGATTATTCTAATGGTGTTATGTTAGCTATTAGAGGTGAACTAGATCAAAATGAATATAAACAACTTGTTACTAGATTAAACTCTATATCTTTTAAAGACCGTAAATCTAAACTTGACAATTTAGAAAGAGTTTATA